AGCCGGGCCTGCTCTTCAGCGGCTAGCCGGGCCTGCTCTTCAGCGGCTAGCCGGGCCTGCTCTTCAGCGGCTAGCCGGGCTTCCTCTGCAAGGCGTGCTTCCTCTGCAAGGCGTGCTTCCTCTGCAAGGCGGGCTTCCTCTGCAAGGCGTGCTTCCTCTGCAAGGCGTGCTTCCTCTGCAAGGCGTGCTTCCTCTGCAAGGCGGGCTTCCTCTGCAAGCCGGGCTTCCTCTGCAAGCCGGGCTTCCTCTGCAAGGCGTGCTTCCTCTGCAAGGCGTGCTTCCTCTGCAAGGCGTGCTTCCTCTGCAAGCCGGGCTTCCTCTGCAAGCCGGGCTTCCTCTGCAAGCCGGGCTTCCTCTGCAAGCCGGGCTTCCTCCGCGGCTTGAGCTTCTTCAGCTGCACGTGCTTCTTCCGCAGCTCGGGCTTCTTCAGCTAAACGCGCCTCCTCCTCAAGACGGACCCGCTCCGCCTCTTCCAAAAGTGCCTGTTCATCAGGCGCGGGCTCTTCGGGCGCAGGCTCTTCGGGCGCAGGCTCTTCGGGCGCAGGCTCTTCGGGCGCAGGCTCTTCGGGCGCAGGCTCTTCGGGCGCAGGCTCTTCGGGCGCGGGCTCTTCGGGCGCGGGCTCTTCGGGCGCAGGCTCTTCGGGCGCAGGCTCTTCGGGAGCGGGCTCTTCAACAGGCGGTTCTTCGACCGGAGTGGTCTCCTCGATGAACGTCTCTTCGTCCATCGTGGGCACATCGACCACGTCGACATATCCCGTCTCCTCGGCAAGCACCTCCTCGAACAGGACCGGATCCTGTTCGACCATCTCGACGAACTCCTCAAAAGTGGGTCCGTCCATGACTTAACTACCCCGCAGCGCCGGATCGGAAAATTTCGCAGAGGTTGGTGCCATCGGATACGAACCCGATCTGGAAGAACTTGCTCGCCCCGGTCAAGGTGTACGTGCCTGTCGACTTAAAGTTCGTACCGAAGGTGATGACGTTACCACCAGTCGTGTCGGTGGCGAAGCTGAGCTGGCAGACATGCCCGGCTGTCGGGACGGTAGCGGCGTTGATGGTAGCCGCGGTGGCACTGGTGCAGGCAATCCTACGGGTGTTGGCCTTAGCAGTGGTGAACGCCAACGAGATGGTGGTAGCGAATGTCTCCGTTCCGTACGACCCGTTGAACGGCGTGTTAGCGGCGATGGTCAGCCCGTTGAGCGTGATGTTGGACGCCAGTTGAGTGCTGCCAACCTCTCCAGAAACTAGTTGGACAGAGGGGCGGCCCAACTGATTTAGCTTGTCCGCCGTTATCGGGTCATTGGCGGCAAAAACGTACGAGGCTGATACAGCAGGCATGGCGTTAGACTTGGACTAGGTTGGATCGCTGGCCGGGGCGGGTCTCGAACCCGGCCGACATGATGTTGATGGTGCCTTGGATGTTGGTGATCTCAAGCCAAGACAGTCGGCCTTGGCGAGTAGTCATCAGGGGTAGCCGGAACTCCTGCAACATCTCAGGCAGGAACCCGCTCTGAGGCTGCGTACCGGAAGTATCCGATGGTCCCCAACCCTGATTAGGACCGCCAGCCTGAACGGAGTAGTCTTTCCGGTACGCCCGGTTGTAGTCGTCGTTGGCATTGGTCAGGTCGTAGGTGGAGTCGTTGAACTTCCACGACTCCGCCCGGCTGTAAGTCTGGTTGGTGATCAGGGTACTGCTCTCTGACGCCCCTTCGGTGTATGCCACGACCGAGAAGCTCGGGCGAAGAGTCCCCAAGTCCATAAACATCCGACGCTGGTAGTGGTTCAGTCCGGTCGTGTCGTACGCCCGAGTTACTAACTTTGTGCCTATGTCAACCCCGTTGCTGTATTCAAAACCTTCACTAGAATACTGTTGAACAAAAAGGTTATGGATATCGTAGCCCCCCGTTTCGCATGCAAAAATTCTCCCATCCTCCGTAACCGCGTGGATTTTCTGTAGCCCGACATACTCGACTACTTGAAAGTCCTGAATGCACATGTTCATCTTCTGGTCGAAGTTCCACTCGCCGTACCATTGTCCAGTGACGAAGTTGTACACCGCCACGGCGTTACAGAAGATGGAGCTATCCAGAGGTAGGGCAACGTAGAGCTTGTTGTCTGCGTACCCAAGTGAGATCTTGTAGGCGTACTTCCAATTTACCCGGTCCATGATCTTCTTGATCTTGAACGACAGGGGCAGGGTCTTGTGCTGGACGGAGTTGTTCGTCGCGGTTAGCGTGATCAGGTTGACGTTCTTATACGAGACGTAGGCCAGATCAGGGCCAACCGAGGTAACGGCGCGAATGCCGACCAGACCGACCTGACGGGTAACCTCGGTGGCGGTCACGTCCGCGAGCGACCCATCCACATTGTTGAGGGCAAGGATGCTCTTGTTCTTGAAAACCAGCAGCGTCTTGTCGCCAAATGGGAACGTGGCTACGATGTAGTCAGACGAGCCAGTGTTCAGGTTAAAGCTGTTGGTGATCGTCTCGTACGTATTGAAGTCCAGTATGTCCGAGGCGAGGATCTCGTCCTTGCCTTTCTTAACCCATAGCCGATTCTGATAGTACGTTGTCTGATTGCTGTTAGGGATGATCTGGAACCCGGAAGGCGGAGTGGGTGTTGGGGCTAACTCAAACTTGGAGGACCAATCCCCATTCCAGTACAGGGGGGTATCGTTAGGCCCACGAAAAATGTAGAGCAGATTGTTGCACTGGACGATTGTGGACTGCTCTCTTACGAGTTGCCCATTAAACTCCACCCTCCGTTTCAGGTTATTGGCGGAATAAAAAGACACAGCATCTGACCCTACCAAAGCTACCCATTGGCTTCCCGGATCGCTAGGATCGCTGTAGATTGTGGATGCGTATACTGATACTGAATCTACAAGCTCGGATATTTTGTAAGGGGAAGCTCCTGCCCCTCTTCGAGTAACAATTATCTTGTTGTTAACCAACTGAGACCGGATAATTTCAAAGTAGTCCGGGCTAGAATAGAATAGCGGCGATACCCGTTCTACAAGATAACTTCCATAAATGGTGGACCAGATATTTTGATTTCCAATAAGATACGGGATAATAAGCATCCCATTAAAAGTTATTAAGCTGTAAGGATAGTTGTCCTCTCTAGGCGCAAAATTAGTGTTTATTGAATATACAAATTCCCAGTTTACACTATTATAGGACCTATAAAGCGGGGTGTCTACATACTCCACGCTATTTGCGGTCTGAACCGCACAAAAAAGTATATCCCCTTCGCCTACACTTAACTTAAATTCAAAGGGGGGAGTATCTGGGGATACTCCTGTTTGAGTTGGGATACTTGATGTTGTCCAAGCGCCTAAATACGGTGCGGTGGAAAAGTTTCCCGGGGCGTAAGTATTATATGCTACGTAGCTAGACCAGTTATACTGCGTGGACGCATTGGTATTATATTTATAGAACGAAGCTACTGTAACCCCTTTGAACTCTCGTATCTGCCTTATCTCCCCCAAAGAGGTTACGTCTAGTCTATACCATGTTACCCCGCAATCTGAAGTGTATAGCTGGTAATAATCGTTGTAAGTCGTACTGGGCCTGACCGACGACGCGGCTCCAAAGTTACCAGACACCAACGTAAAGTTGCCCACTGTCGTAATGGTACTAGTACCTACTATATAGATAGTCGAGGCGGACCAAGATTCCCCGTCCGACGAGTAAAAAGAAACTCCGGTGGAAGTAGATTTGTTTTTACCAACCCAAACAAAACGGTTCTGTACCGCCGGAAACGAAAGCTGATTATCTATGTAGGTAAACGAGTTAATCGTATACGTAGCCTCAGAAAACGTGACAGGCAATAGGGTGTATGACTTTAGGTCCGTGCTTTTATAGAATTTGTACGTCCCTGCATCCAGCACCATGCAGATGTAATACCCATTTCCAAAAGCTATAATAGGATCAAAACTGGCGGTAGCCTGATTAAACGAGTCCGTAACCGTTACCGGATTACTAATCCGATACATCGTCGGCCAAACGACGAACCCTCCTCGCGTGACCGCGTCCTGCGAGGTAAAGTCCATGTTCACCGCCTGCTGGACTTCGCCCTCGGCAATGTTCTCGATGGCGTTGTACTCGTCTACGCCCTTGAACGCGCCATCCCCGACGACCTGCGGTTGGTCATCGCGTTCGCCGTATGACCGATACCGATTCATCGGTCGTTACGCTTGGAACTCGCTCAAGTGTACGCTGACGGCAGTGGTGGACTGGATCAGCTTCATCGACGTGGCTGCCGCGTAGCTCCACCAGTAGTGCTCCTTGTCGTACAGCTTGTGCCCGTTGGTCGCGCTGGGCGTGGAGTCGTCGAACGTGACGTAGACGTCGCCGCCCTGAATGTCCATCCACACCATGTCGGTGCGCTCGTTGAGCGCGGAGAACTGCACGGCCGTGCCCGCAACCGTCAGGCGCTGGTCCGCCACCGGGCCGCTGGACGTGCGGGACGGGCGGGGGTATACATTGTTGATGTTCATCATGGCCGTGGTGGGTTAGAAGGTTCGGGAAGTGACGTGGGTCTGGAACTTGGTCGGAAGCACGTCGCCCATCTGGCGCTCCTGATTCTCGACCGCGTCAGCCAACTTGGCCTCCGCAAGCCCGAGCATCCCCGAAGCCTTGTCCTGTTGTCCATCCGAAAGCAGCCAGTCGGCGAACACGCGGTAGATGCAGTACTGCAGGAACGGGGTGTAGAGCGGGATCAGGGACCAGCTGGCAGGCGTGGTGCTGGGGCTCTGACCGGCGGTGGTAGCCACCAAGCACTTGTAGTAGTTGCCGTTGCCCGCGCTGTCGGTGAAGTAGATCTGGTCATCGACCGCGTAGGTCGCGGTGGCCGAGTACGTGGACCCGGTGTAGCGGAACGGGTACTTCCGGTAGAAGATGAAGATCGGGTTGCAGGGCAGGATCCCGTAGATGCTGCTCTGGTTGACGCCGTCCACGTACGTGGACCACGCGCCGTTGATCATCTGCGCGCCCGAAGGCGTCAGGATGTAGCCCTGCTTGCGCGGGTAGAAGGCGCCGCTCGGCGACGACTGGTACACCTCGAACAGCGCGTCGATCGTCTCCTCCCCCGTCTGCTCCCACGGCAGCAGCAGGTCGCTCTGCGGCACGTTGCTCGTCTGCTGCACCATCGCGCCCCAGATGTACACGCCTTTGGTCGTGTCGCCCGCGTAGCTGATCGTGCTGCCATCCGTGGACAGGTTCAGCGTGTAGGTGCCGGCCGTGGTGGCGTTGGCCGAAGCGGTGAAGCTGATCTGGCAGAGGTAAAAGCCGTTCGGCTGCAGCGCGATCGTCGATCCGGTGACGTTGGCCGTGGTGCCCACGGTGCCGGCGGACACGTTGAAGAACGCGCTGTACGTGGTGTTGCCGTCGTACACCGACAGCTTGATCTGGTTGCGCCCGTTGGGCCGCGCGTAGAAGCTGGCGATGTAGGTCTGCGAGGCGAAGAACGACGTGACGTTCTGGAGCACCCGGTGCTCCGAGTTGGCCGATGTCTCCATCAGGCGGCTCGCCGTCACCTCCCCGTCCAGCGGGTTGGCGATGCTGTTGGCCGTGATGGTCAGGGCCGTGTTGGTCCAATACGCCGTCTTGGTCAGGTTGTTCGGATACGTGAGCCGGTTGCCCACGAACCGCGCCTCCCCGCGCGGGCAGGTATCGAACCACTGGGTCGCCAGCCAGATGTCCCGGATGGCGTTGTTGAACATCAGGTTCACCGACTCCGCCAACTCCGTGGACAAGCGGGACGTGGGCACGCCGATCAGCGCGCACACGCTGGAGAGGAAGTCCGAGTAGTTGCGGGTCTTGGCCATCAGACGGGTTTACCGCCGACGAACGTCTTGCCGTGACGGAGAGAGCTGGATTTGGGACGATAGCCCGGAGCGCACAGCTCGGGATTGTCGGCGAGGAAATCCTGCAGCCAGTTCTCCTGATGACCGAATGCGTGCATCATCCGGAAGTACAGACGGGGATCGATCTCCGCCACCTTCTGGCCCACGCCCGGAATGTAGGACGACCCGGCCTGCTTCATGATGCGGGCGATCTTGGCCTGACGCAGGCCAGCCTCGATGCGCTCCTGCGGCACACGGCCGAGGACGTCATCCTCAAATTCCTTGAGGAAGTTTTCCGGAAGGGAAGTGATGACTTCAGACATAAAGGGAAAGAGGGGGGCCGGATCCCGGCCCCCCTCTCAGCTATCACGGCAGCTGAGCCGCATCCTGCAGGTTCAGGTAGATGTTCACGTTACCCGCCGTCAGGGCGCTCGGAGAGCCGCCCGTCGCGTTGGTGAACACCGCCCGAAGACCGACCGACGAAGTGCCGGAGCAGCTCGTCACCGTCGCCGGATCGAAACCCGCATTGCCGATGATGCCGGCAGTGAGGACCGAAGTGGAGGTGAGGAAGCCGTCCGTGTCACTGGTCGTGCCGACCACAAGCGTCAGCGCGGTGGTGCCGGCGAACGCCGTGGTCACATTCGCCATCGCCTTCTCCACGAACCAACGAGTGGGCGTGGAGCCGAGGGTGAAGGTCACGGTGTCCGACGCGCCCGTCGCGCCAGTGGCGGTGAGGTCGGTGTACGGAATGCTGAACTTGTGGGAAAAACCGATGTTGGCCTTCTCCTGAACGGAGAGGGGCGAAACACGGTCGTCGTTGATGGTAACCGGGAAATCAGGCATTGTGGTAATCTCCTTGGTTTAGGGTTAGGACGTGCCGGCGAACTTGCCAAGCCCCTTCGGGTTCTTGCAGACCAGAAGGAGGGTAGTCGAGACGAAGCCACGACGACCGCCACCCTGATCCTCAAGCTCCTCGGCCTGCATGCCCAGCATGGTGCTGATGCCGACAAGCGCGGGGTCGATGACGTAGCCACGAGCCTTCTGGGCGTTGGTGGTGACGGAGGGATCCGCACCATCAGCCAGCCCGTTGAACATGTCCGGGATGACGGTGACGGTGTGGAAGTCGCCATCGTACACGGTGACGTTGAGGGTCACCTTGTTCTCGTTGGCGTCCTGCGTGACCATGTAGCTCTTGGCCGTGGTCGTGCCCTCCTGCCGCTGGAACTTGCTGATGGCACGCTTCAGGTTCGGACCAGCGAACAGCGTGTAGTTACGCCGGCCACCGTTGACCTGAAAGATCGACTGGAACACGTCGTTGAACAGGTTCTCCGTAAGGGAACCCGTCGCCGTGGCGTCGATGCTGGCCGAGGGCGTGAGGAACGCCGTCGGGACCGGATTGACGCTCTGCGCGGTAGCGCGGATCCACGAGCCGAGACCGCGGGTCTTCCACGGCACCACGCCGTTGTCGGCCTGCATGTCGTTGTCGGAACCGATGGCCGCCTCGATGCTGCGCTTGATCTCGCGCATCGCCTTGACCTTCGAGTTCGCGACCTCGCTGGAGACGCCCGCGGGATCCGACGCCTCCTGCAGACGGGAGACCATCCACGGACGGCGGAAGCTCTGGATGTAGTTGCCGAAGCGGGCGCGATTGGCCGCCTCGTTGTTGAACGCCGAGACGTCCTGACCTTCGAGCACACCGGAGAAGTCGACGGGCGCGAGGCTGTCGGCCTT